CACTTCAGCCCCGTAAGAGTGGTTAGGAAGGATTAGTGCTAGCCCAGATCACCTTCTGCCCGGCTTTGTCAGAATCTACTTCAGATGTGAACTCTGAAGCCGGTCCTATACAGGACACTGTTTTACGCCGGTACGAGTCTTCTCAACACTGCGTGTCCCTACCACGCCGCTAACCGAATGGAGCCGAGGGGAATCGAACCCCTGTGCTGTTCGCATTTCTATCCAATATCAACAATACCAAAGATCATTGTATTTCATAATAATATTTATCACTATTTTCTGTTATCCACTTTGGAGAGTTTTCAACCGACCATTCGTGTGTATTAATTTTCCGTTCAATTATCATCTTACCGTAACTAGCAGTGAACGATGGATCTCTTACAATAATTCTATTGTTTGGCTGTATTCCATAATTACCATTATCTAAATGAATTACATGTCCACATTTATGTTGTCCGGGTTTTTCAGAAAATCCATGATCTGTATTGTTAGGATCACCCGACGCCCAATCTAAAGTAAACAAATAAGTACCAGTAAATTTTTCTTTATGTCTACTTGTATATTCCATCTTCTTATTCTTTAGAACTTCAAAAACAGTAACACTAGGATAATAAGAAAAACTATCCCAAAGAACCAAATCAATCAATTCTTGCTTTGGTGCATATGCTTTAGAACAAAATGCAGATATTGGCATTCTCCACCAAATTCCACCATCTTCCATCATAAAATGAAATAATGGAACTTTACCGGGTATACTTGACATACCAAAAATTAAACATGGAAATGTCTTATCAAAAGAATCTTCCAGATTACGAAGATATTCTCCTCGTACTAAACATTCGATTGGTGGTATGTTTATATTGAACATAATGCGAGCGGAAGGATTCGAACCTTCGTAGACAAATGCCAGCAGATTTACAGTCTGCCCTCGTTGACCGCTTGAGTACACTCGCAAGCCGCGTAGCGAGGGGCTTGCACCCTTTATCTCACTTGTCTTTTGTACAGACAAGTCTAGTCATCATCACACAACGAACTACGCGAAAAGCGGGAGAAGGGGATCGAACCCTCGACAATTGGTTTGGAAAACCAACACTCTACCACTGAGTTACACCCGCAAGATTGTATTATAGATTACAGTTTAGCGCGAGTCAAGTTCAATATCTTTTGAATTTGAAGATCACACTTTGCTTCTCTCTGTGCGCCTGGCCAATAGATGTAATCTTTGGCTTTGTTCTTCTTTAGACTAGCAAGAAGTGGTAGAATTACTTTTTCAATCTCAGACATTCTTGCCTTTAGTAATTCATCGTATTGATTCTTAACTGCAATTGCACCTTCGCAAGTAGAGTTCAACTCAAGAATCATATCAAGTTTGGCTTTGATTGCGTTGATTTCTTCGCTATCGCCAACTGCTGGTGTAATAAGTCCGCTCAGTTCATCTTCATTAACTGTACTAAAACCAAAGTCACCCTCTAGTTGCGATGGATCGATATTGTCTGAAAATGGATCTGCCATGTAATTATTTAGTCACAAAACACTTTGACTTTAAAATAATCATTACGATCATCTTCTAGTATTTGAATTTTCTTAATTACCCCATAGTTCTTATGACCAAGCAGAGGATCACCAACACAAATAAATGGGCCACCTTCGAAGTCAACCATCCAAAGATCTGCTCCATCTTCTGTAGCACCACAACGATGATATAGAGATTCACCTTCTACGATGAATGAACCATCACCTTGTTCTGTGATTGTGCGTAGTTGTCCGTAACGAGATTTAAAACGATCTGTAATCATAATTAGAAACCTTATCACAATATTGATTCATAATGATCGAACTTGCACAGCCAACATTAATACTACGAACTGATCCATATTGTGGAATATACACGATATCATCACACATCTTAAGAACATCTTGGGGAATACCAATTTGTTCTTGACCAAAGATCATAATGTAATGTGTGATTGGATCAAAGTGAAATGAATTAACATTCCTTGCTTCAGGAACATTATCAATTCCAATTATTCGAACAGATCCTCGGCTTTGTTCTTCCCGAATATATTCTCCCAGATCATCAATAGACCGAACATGACGAAAATTGGTATAGTGATGAGTACCGACAGTGCCGCGCCTATCATACTTTTTGTTGCCATAAATGATTACTTCCTTCGCAAGAAACGCATTAGCGTTACGAATGACGGTCGCAATATTAAAATCATTGCCAATATTACAGCAGACAACTGAATAATTGCCACGCTTAGTATCAAGATCTGCTTTAATAGCATCTGTAGTCCAGTAGTGGTAGTGATCAATAATGTTACGCGATTCCATAAGTAGGATGTATAGGATTCGAACCTACTGCCACCTCGTTATAAGCAAGGCTGGGCCTCCTAGACCCCCACATCCCGTGGGTTCACATCCAGTAGATGTGAGACTTCTTGTTTGAGACATGACCGTTTTCATTCTTCAGAAGATAGTTGCTCTTCTGTCGATCCTCGTCATGTCCCAAGCGATAGTTTACCTGTTCTACACCAAAAGTCAACATCTTTTCCTTCTGAAGAAGATCAATAATCTTCTTGGTTGCTTCGGCTGCTTGTTCCTCAGTCATTGCAAGGGGAATGTCAATATGAAGTCTGAACATGATTTCTCCTGAAATAGCGCGGGTGGGACTCGAACCCACACTTGATCGATTTTAAGTCGATTGCCTCTGCCATTGGGCTACTGCGCCGTGATTGCCCTTACGGGCAATTGTTTAGTCCTTCTTGCAGCAAGAAGTCTTGCAGTGACTGACTTCACGCTCGACATTTGCGATGCGATCCGCGAGTTCACGGCGCATTTCGTCTTCGGCTGCGTACTGTGTGGTATGACGAAGGTCATCCTTTGTGTTGTTCAGAGTACGAAGAAGACCAAATACACCAAAACCAAAGAAAACAGCACCAGCAACACCCGCTGCTGCAACCCAATCGTTGCACTGGATCTTTGCACTGTTAAAGAAAACAACAGTAAGAACAGCGCCGGCAACGAAGTATTGATTGTAGTTCATATCACGATAAAACATAATTACTCCTTTTAAGTAATGAAATTAGTATTCAAGACGCTGAATACCTTGATCAGTAGTATAGTGGATTGTGTTGAACATTTCAACACACCACGGTAAACATTTTTCACACGGCTTGGACATTCGCATCTGCCCAAACTTGTTAAAGCGCACATTAATCAAATGCAACTTCTTGGCTTTGTCAGACCTATCCAACTTACGAAAGGCATCCAGTTCGGAATGCATTTCTTCAAACTGATAGCCAAGATCTTTAGCCATTGGATGTGTTTTGAAACAGTTCATACCAACCGCAATAATTCGCTTCTTGCAAACAATAAGCGAAACATGCTTCTTCTGCCTTGGAATAGTAAGGCACAGCGGATAAGCCAACTGAAGATATTCTTCCGCGTGGGAAAGTTGCATGAGAGTATTATAACAGGGCATATGTGGCAGTCAAGCGTTTTGATACATATTTTATGCTAACCTTTATCCAATTTTTAAACGAAGACTTACTACTAGAAGGCAAATACTTATACGGTGTTAATCATACCGATAGTGGCGCCGGTCACGAAATAGTAAAATTGGCTAAAACTTTAGGATATGATGTTGCACAAGGAAGAACACACATTCAAGTACATGCACCAGACACTGGCGAACATGTTGCTTCTATAAGCACCGGAACTAGCGGTATAAAGCGTTTCAGAGATGCATTAAAACAAATACATGATCATCAGGTATCTATTGGTGGGTTTAGTGGATTTGATCATACCATAAAGACTATTAAAAAGTCTTTATGAACTTATGTGAACATATTGCACATAAGGATACCAGTTGTCTGTGTATGTAACTCCCTGACCAGTTACGCCAGGAATCTTTAAGCCATTTATATCATAAGTAAAGCCACCCGCGCCGTCGGTTAGATATACTACAGGATATGCTATGATTTTTTCGTGAAATCCCATACAGTTATGTATGAAAAAAGTAACCGGGGAGTACCCAACTCCCCGGTCTGACGGTCTAAAGGTAGCGAAATTCCTTTTTCGCACGAACAGCGTAGTTCGCGTTGCCCGTCATTGATATGTATAAATAGTTTTATGGCAGTAATAACAAATTATAATCCAGATTTACACGACATTTACACATATAACGGAACCCCAGTTTTAAACCGACTTAATCCACCGGGGCCAAATAACTATGTGTATGCGACTGGTTACAATCAAAGAAACATAATAAAAAATGGAAATTATAATTTTCCAAATATTGATTGGTCTGGTCTGCATGTTAGACCAAGAGGATTTATTGGTTATGGTTGGTCTGATTCTAATAATGATGGAACAATTGATGCTCTTAGTCAATTTAGTCCGGGTGGTTTTGGCAACAACTCAACTTGTTTTAATGTTGGCTGTCCCCCCGGTGATTTTAGTAAAGCAGAGAATTATAATTATTGGAACAATGGAGCATTTGCTGCAATATTAATAAGCCCAAGACATTTGTTAGTATGTCGTCACTACGCAGGCGATGGTATAAATCTAACAATGTCGATAAATTTCATAGGAAAAGATGGAACAATATATCCATCAAAGACTGCACGAAAAGCGGCTACATTTGGTTTTTTGAATAGCACCGATCAAGCATCTGGTGTCATAACTCTTAGTCAATATAGTAATGATTACTTCATCTACAGACTAGATACAGCATTAACATCAGAAGAACAACAAAATATTAAAATATATCCGCTTGTTAAGTATTCAGCAATACCACCATCCACACCATGTTTTATTCAAGATCCTAATGGAAAATTAAGAATGAAACTTGTAAATGGATTTTCATATGGACAGCCTATTCTGGCAGACTATCCATCAACAGATCCTAACATTCCTCAAATTGCTGGTGTCCATGTTGGAGACAGCGGTTCTCCTTGTTTAATATACTTAAATGGGGAAACCTGTTTTCTTGCAAATCTAAACGGAGGAGAGTTTGTATATGAACAAAATTTAGTACCACTCCGGGAATATGTGTTTCAAGATTCAGGATACACCATACCAGAAGTAGATGGTGGATTTACACCAGACACGATCCCCGATATTCAATTTATAGAAAAAACAACACCACTATCCCAGTTTCCATACTTAAGTAGATTCTCCGCATCAATTCAATCTCTCAATTTTGAAAGGATTGGTTATAATCGCGGATCACAAGTTCAAGCATCTGAACTAAATGAAATTCAAGAAAATTTCTATAATCAACAATCAAAAACGATTGAAATGGTATCAAAGTGGTTTGGTAATAAATTACTAAAACAACAAACAGGTGGTATCACATTTTCTGGTCCAACAAATATATCCCCATCATTTATTAGCAAATACGGCACAGATGTATTTAACACTAAATGGTCGATATTTACATCTGTAGATCCAAATCAAATTAAAATGTCAGTAAATGACACTGTTACAATTCTATCTGGATGGTACTTTCTAAAAGCAACAAATGAAATACTATTTGATCTTCCAATTCAACCAACGCCGCCTCAAAAAACAACACTATACAAATGGATATTCATTCCAAATGATTATGTCATTTCTTTAAATTCTTCTCAATATTTTGCAGTTGATACTTCATCATATACATTACGCAGTTCAAACGAATTTTTACAAGATAATACTTATCCAGAAGATGTATCAAAACCAAATGGTGCAATTCGGTTTGGAACCGAGGTTACAAATCAAGAGACATTATCTGAACCTATTCCAACAAGCGGTATAACCCTGTCAAATCCGATAGTTTTGTATAAAGAAAATGGAAGATATTATCTTCCAAATGGGTATCAAATCACTTGAATGTTTTAGCGAGTTCTTGTTTTAATTCTTCTATCTGTTTTTCTAATCTGTAAATAAGATCATCCCCTCTATTTTCGTAGAGGGGATGATTCTTTAACGGCGATTCTTCAGTCTTGAAGGAATTGTTTTCCATGACCCTGTTCGTTAAGTTCGGAGAAATTTCGATGTTTGGCTTCCTCGTAGATACGAGCGTCGGCATCTGTCCATCCAGTTAACCAATCATGCCCACGCATATCTCGCACTGCGTATGGATTTTCTGCGCGATGACGACCAGCATAACGAGCCTTAAATCCTTCATCATAATTTGAACCAGGCTTATAGTCACTCATTTCTTCTCATCCTTTTTCTTAGGTTTCTTGTTAAAGATTTTGTCCCAATTTTCAGACCATTTTTTTTGATCTACCGGTCTATATTTATCACCTTTACCGGCTGCATGTTTACCACCCATATTCCAGTTCTTCTCCTATATCTTTTCCTTCTCTGTTTCCAGAGAAGATAATTTTAATGTGCAAGAATGAAAGTGTGCGTCGAATAAAATCGATCATATCATATAAAGTCTTGAACCAATGAAGTATACCACGATAGTATATCTTAAACACACCAATAGTTTCAAGAACATCCAACTTATTTATTACAAGATAATCACAGCCAGATAGTTGAATGGACTTGATCAACATATCTAGATTGAGCCAATTAACCAATCGCTTACGACCAGTTGTAGAACCAAACTCCTGACCTAGTTCAATGATTCGATTCAGATTCTCATCTTGCCATAAACTCTCTGGGAATAAAGGATCTACTCCACTCTTTGTGTCATAGATCTTAGCCACACCAATAGAACGACCAATAAACTTGGGTGGAATACCAAGTGAGCAAGCACCATACGGTAGAGTTGTGCTGCTTGTGACATATGGATAATTACCATGATCAATATCAAGCCAAACACTCTGTGCGCCTTCGCATAGAATCTTACCAGAAAGGTTACCATTCCATAGGAATTGTGAATCAATCACATCCTTAGCACGAATACCGCAACGCAACATCTTATCGGCATAACATGGTGCAATACCTTGACCAGTTGTACCTAGTTTCTTTTTGAGTTCTTTGTTATCGCGCTCAATATGTTCATCAGTAATGATATGGGCATTTGGCGAAACCTTAATCAATGAAATATCGAACCCGTTCTTTTCTAGGTAAGAAATCTCTTCTTGAAACTTCTTCACATGAAGAACACAGCCAGGTCCAATGATTGACGGAATGCCTTGGAAGATTCCACATGGAATGATGTGCGTCTTATACTTCTTGTCTTTGATCCAAACAGTATGTCCGGCGTTTGGACCACCATTCCAACGACACACATAATCATAACGGTTAGCAATGGCGTTAGAGATCTTTCCCTTGCCTTCATCTCCCCATGCTAAACCATAAATCACATCAGCGTAATCAATCATATTAAGCCTTTCGCTTGCGGAATGCTGTAATTGCTGCTGCAATTCCTATTAGAGCGACACCAGTTGGTTCGGGAACATCAGGGCAATCCCGGCGTCCACAGTCATCACGACATTCAAGAGTTGTGCTTTCGACTCTAGTATAGGCAACCGGAATAAAAAGATCTTGATTTAGAGTTTGTTTTGCCATCAACAAAACATCTCCCTTATAGATCTTATGCACCCAGTAACCATCAAAATTCCCCATGAAAAATGAAGAAGAATTAATGTTGTAATTACTCTGAGTTGGAGAAACAATCGAAGGAGAAACTGGATTTGTGATCGTCAGTGTATTATCAAAGATCAGAGGATTTGTATATGAAACTTCCATATACATGGAACCCTGATACTGTGATTGATGAAACACTTGTCCTTCAGTATAAATTGTAGATGTATTCACAAAACTCATATTAAATCTTTGCTATAAAAATCCCAAGAAGTGCAATGGAACATCCAATTGCAGTCTTAAGATCTAATTTTACATTAAAAAGAAAAATTGGGAAGAGAATAACCATCAATGTTATTCCAACATCCCACACAATATTGATGATTAAAATATGCTTATCATCTTTTAGTTGCCGAATCAAAAACATCCAACTAGAAATGCTTATAAAACCGCCTAGGTTTGCTAAACAATAGGAAAGTACAGGTTTATTTTCAAATGATTTATCATACGCAACTATGGTGTATAACCATGTTGTTATGCTCATTGAGATTAAACCAAACACATATAACATAAACTCTTCGGGCTGGATTCGAACCAGCGACATGGAAGTTAACAGCTTCCCGCTACTACCTACTGAGCTACCGAAGAATAAAACATTCAAAAAGCACGCCTGGGTGGGTACGATCCACCAACCTACGCCTTAGAAGGGCGTTGCTCTCATCCAGTTGAGCTACAGGCGCATGAGTCGAACTCTCACATTTTCTACATAATTATATAGTGAGGATTCGAAATGTCAAACAAAAAATGCATATGTTGCTCTACACCAACCGCAAATCTGAAATATTGTTCTAGATCATGTGCCGCAAAGATGAACAACAAAATACCAAAAAGAAAAAAGACAAAATACTATTGTGAAAATTGTAAAAAAGAGTGTGAGTATCGAAGAAAATATTGCGAATTGTGTTTTAAACATTGTACTGCACCAGACTTTACATTACAAGAAGCAGTATATGAAAAACACCATAGATCATCGGCTTACGCATTAATAAGATCAAGAGCCAGATTGACAGATAAAGCAAAAAGAATAACCGCATGTGAAAAATGCGGTTACGACAAACATGTTGAAGTTTGTCATATTAAACCAATTTCAGACTTTTCTCCGAGTACAAAACTTAGTGAAATAAATTCTGAAACCAATCTAATAATCTTATGTCCCAATTGTCACTGGGAGTTTGACCACAACTAATTAAGTTGTAAGTTTCAGACCAGCACCAGCACCCACTACAGGTCCAGCACTTGGAACAACAAGACCAGAGATCATTCCCTGATATTGATTGCACATCTCTGTGTCAACATCAGCGACAAACATAACAAATTGCTTACTGATCTTAATTCCAGCCTTGTGTTGTTCTTCTGAAACATAAGGCATCCATTTTGCAAATGCCAACTTTCCTTGTCCCATTGGGAACAAGATTGCGCTTTCCTTTAGAATGTGTGTGCTAGAATCTACGGTGGTATCTACACTCCACTTGCAGATGATCTCTTCACCTGAACTCAGACGAACTAGTTTAATATCAGACATAATCAAAAACCTCCATATTATTTAGTGCAAAAAGAAAGGGTGCTGCTCCCTCTAAGCAGCACCCGTGACCGAATACCGGACGAGAGGGCGGTCTATTTAATTATCAGAGCATGTAACGGCTGCCGTCGGGACGGTAGCCATAGGTGCGACGACCGGGGTGGGTGTCGACCATGCTGTAACGAGTCTTGCCAGTCGGGGAAACCTCAGACTCAATCTGCCAATTATCAAAACGCTCAACCATCTCACGGATGTTGCTGATGGTTGCACGAAGATTGCGAACGCCAAAGCGAGCGCGAGCCTCTGAAGCGGTGAGGCTGTTACCGTTTGCAAGGAAGTTGATGACCTTGCGAGTCTTGCTAAGAGTCTTAGCCATAGTATAGAATCCTAAATGAGACTTTCTGTTGAAACAAGTCTTTGATGTAAGTCTCGTAAGCATCATTGACTTTACAGATTGAATTATAACAACTCTGTTATAATTGTCAAGAAGCGTTTGTCCAATTTTTCACAAGTTCTTCTGCTTTCGTATGATCACGGAAGCCCTGTTGACGAACAATGTTGTCACCTTCATAAAGGTAAACAACAAAAACAACATCGTCATCCTTATCATCAATGTAAATCGGATGAATCTCAGCCGACTTCATTTCGTGGTAAGGAACATAGTTTGGACCAACAAGTTCACGCATTCTTTGCAGAACGCTTTTTAGTTTGTCCATTCTTCTTTCCCTTCTTCTTTCGCATGATCCATTCAATCCAATGCGGATCAAAAATACCGAGGGCAATCATGCCCCATCCGAACGCATCGAATCCCATCTTGAACCAACCAACGGCTAGTGCGCCGGCGGCAACAGCAGTGCCTCGGCTAATAATAGAGAAAACAAAGTCGTTCATGTTTATCCTTTCTGTGAACGAGTGGGATAGGTGGGAGTCGAACCCACACGCCTTGCGGCAATTGATTTTGAGTCAACCGTGTCTGCCATTCCACCACAATCCCGTATTACCCCACCAAGATTCGAACTTGGACAAAGAGGTTCAAAGCCTCTTGTGCTACCTTTACACCACAGGGTATCAGTACTCCTACGGGGACTCGAACCCCGAGTCACCGCCTTGAAAGGGCGGGGATTTAGCCGGTTAATCTATAGGAGCATATTCAATTGTAAGTGCCTCCACAAGGATTTGAACCTTGGACCAATTGATTAAAAGTCAACTGCTCTACCAAACTGAGCTATAGAGGCGTTTGCCCAACCTAAGTTGGGGAGTCGTTTACCTTGTACTCACAGGGGAGGCGTCGATTCTCCTTACGACGAGAGTTTTAATCTCGGCACGATCACGGGTATCTCTGAACCGTTCGTACCTACTGCGTTTAGGGAGAGCAGGCTCTTTTGTTAATAAAATATATTATGCATAGAAATCAAGTTTAATAATTCATCTGACTACTAATCCTTCTTCGTTCGATTGCGATGGATGAAGTATATCATATTCAGAACATCCGTCAAGATACCATTTTGGAGTTTTTCCATCTGGCCACTTTGCAAACCTACGCTTTTCACCAATGTAATAGGCACGGTAAGCAACAACGGCTTCCAAGTCCTTATACTTGTCTGGCATGGCTTGAGCAAATGGTGGCATACTGCAATCTGAAATCTTAGTCGGTGCATGAACTAGGCTATATTGCACCATATCATCATACGAATGAACCTTATCATAACGGCTTCGATAAACCTTCAAGAGTTCTTGCGTATGTTCCCATAGCCAATAATAGGCATGTCTACTTGAACGAGTCCAAATAGTACAAGGATGATTAATCATCGTGCAACGCAGAAACTTAAAGCCTGGTCTTGTGTGTTCATAAGTACCAAACTTTCTTCCATTCTTTGCTGTGCGAGTGATGTGCTGCCCATCCAATACATGATGAGCCGTTGACATGAGTTGACAAGATTCAACAATCATCTTGACAACATGCTTGTTACACATATATTGTGCTGCAAGCCGCGGATTAGTATCCAATACAAAAATATTCATCGACCGAGTTTTTCTTTTACAATCTTAGGCAGACAACCTTCACGATCAAGACGATCAAGTGTCTTCTTGCTTGCATTTAGAAGCAGAAGTTGATCACGGCGCTTACGAAGTTTGCGACGACGGCTTACACGAAGTTTGTTTTTCTTGTCATTAATATTCATTATGCTACTCCAAATACATTGTTAAGTTGTCTGTTTACTCTAACAAAAGTGCAGCACTTTGTCAAGTTCTTTATGTTCTTTGCTCCGACATAAGTGCAAGCCGAACGAACACCACCAAGAATATCTTGAACAGTGTTCTCAACAGAGCCCTTTGGCTCTAGCATTACAGTCTTTCCTTCTGCTGCACGATACTGTGCAACACCACCTGAATGCTTATCCATAGCAGATTTGGATGACATTCCATAAAATGGAATTTTACCATTCAATTCTGTCATTTCACTTTCGTTATGTCCTGCAAACATCCCACCAATCATAACAAAGTCTGCTCCTGCACCAAATGCCTTTGAGACATCACCGGGACAGGTACAGCCACCATCACTCATCACATGCCCGTTTAGACCATGTGCCGCATCTGCACATTCAATAATGCAGGATAGTTGTGGATAGCCAACACCAGCGATCTTACGAGTTGTGCATACACTGCCAGGACCAATACCAATCTTTACGACATCAGCACCAGCAAGAATGAGGGCTTCCGTCATTTCACGGGTAACAACATTACCAGCCATGATGATCTTCTTTGGGAAGATCTGACGGATGTGCTTTACATAATCAACAAACTTTTCTGTATAGCCATTTGCAACATCGATGCAAATGAATTTGATTCCAACACATTCAGTTAGAATCTCTGTTGCTTTTCGTACCTCATTGTATGGATCGTGGGTCATACCAACGGTGTACATGATATGTTCAAGATTAACACCAGTTTGCATGAAATGATCATAAGCATCAAACCACTCTTGTTCGGTGTAATACTTGTGAATGCCAGTTAGAATACCATGAGTAGAAAGTTTTTCAGCCATAGAGAAAGTACCAACACCTTCCATATTGGCTGCAACAATAGGAATGCCTGTCCAACTAGTTCCACATGGGAATTCAATAGTACGATGTAGGTCTACTTCTTTTCTACTCTTTAGAGTGCTTCGCTTTGGGCGAATCAAGACATCACAAAAATCTAACTTCACATCATCTTCAATTTTCATAAGACCTCGTTATTCGAAAAATTCTTTATAATCCCGATCTTCTATTTTTTTTGCTTTTTGTTTTTCGGGAGGAGGAAGTAAATTGTACAATTTCTTCATTGCTTTTGCAAGTTTATTGTGATCAATTCTATCAAGCAAATAATCTTCGTATGCTTGAACGGCTTCTGCTGCACAATCTACTAAGTCGTCAACCCACTGTTCCGATTGATCTTGGGATTTCTTGTTGAACATTGGCATCCCCCTGTTCGAATAGAGGCAAACTTTCATTTGCTTTACTATATCTATCCATTAGATTTAAAGATTCTTGAAGAATATTAATTAGAGTTTGAACTTCATCTCTGGTGTATCCAGCCCGTTCATCTTCTACATTCCAATCATCAAGAACAAGAACAGAATTGCCATCTCCAATATCAATTAGTTTTGCGGTTGGGTTTTGAATAAAATCTAACTTTTCACTTTGCATAATTATCCTCCAACTTTTCACCTTTTTCCAAGTAAATTGTAAAAAACATTACTGAATCATAATAAAAACTTTTCCAATCTCTAGACATAATTTCCCAAACAGGAATAATATCATTAATACCATGTGGATTGATGATATCTGTTTCTAGAGCAGATCTATATCTTGGAGGAAGTTTTTGTGCATTTCGTGTACATTTTATAGATCTAAATTTTCCATTCAATCTTTTTCTGAAAAAAACTTGGCATATATGAGTGTTTAATTTTCCAATCACCCAGTTTATGTCTGGATCATCTATTCTCTTGACTTCTTTTAAATTAGAATCAAGAATAATCGCAACCATTATGTTACTTCATCCCAAACTCCACCAACAATTTTTGGAGAGTCTATGCTTTGGTTTTCTCTCGAATCTATGCCATAGATTTTAATTAATCCACGGGCATGATTTACTACTGTTTGTTTCTGTGCTTCTAATGCTCTTATATGTTTTTCATGTTCTGCTGCCAGTTCAGAAAAATAATGAGCCCGGGCTTGGTGTTGTTCTACAGCATTTTGAATTGGTTCTGCTGTCTGTAAAGACTTCATTGTTACTTGTTTGATGCCACGAATTGCATCTGAACTAGAGACATGAGCAATTCTCCATTGTTCTCTATGCTTTTCAAGTGCATTATTAATGCTACCATGAACTTGTTTTAAATACATCATGTATTTTGAAGGTTTTTTACCAAATGCACGATCTACTAAATGTCTAACTGAATTGTCTTGGTTTGGATGGTGTTGTGGTAGAGGAATCAAAGATTTACCGATTCCAAGTTGATGACTAAGTACTTCACTTCCTCTGTTTGAATTGCTAATACTAAAATTGGCAACTCCACTCTTAAGTGTAGGTTTATTGGCAAAGAAACCCAATTGTTTTAATTGATTAGAAAGAGGCACATGTACTTCAGAGTGAATAATTTCGTGATGAAACTTATCAGCCAAATGTCTTGGTGATTCTCTGTGATTGTTCATATGAATATAATTACCTTTTATGATTCGTCGTAAAACTCAGGATACTTTTTGCCATACATTCGTACAATTTGACCAGCCAAAGCATTTGCTTCATTCTCATGAGGAGAACCAGTAGATCCATCTAGATCTCCAGTTACCTTATGTTGTGCTTGGTGAACCATTTCGTGTGCTATGCTTCTGCAAACATCAAACACAGCCCGACCTTTAACACAGACTTTAATTTCCTTTGTTTCTGTATTATATGAAGCAGTTGTCATGTTTGGTTCTCGTTCATTCAATAAAGTTATTTTTGGTTTTTCTACACCTAGCATCTGACACGCAAAGTCAACAAAGTCATCAACTCTGTTTTGACGATCATACTGTTCTACTAGAAATGTTACGAAGTGCTTCATGTAACTATTTAGGTAAAAAGAAACCTCCCGATGCGTAGAACGGGAGGTCGGGCCTGAGATACGATCTCAAGCGGGGTGAATGTAATTATTTAGGTTTTTTCTTACCGCAGTTGCACGGTTTTTTTACTGGTGCTGGTGCTGGTTTGAAATTGATTGGTTTTGGTTGTGATTTCTTTGCTGTCATTCGCAGTTCCACTTGCGTAGTGATTTGTTGATTCTTGAATCTGGATCACGCGCAGTCTTAGCAGATGTTAGTTTGGCTTTCATTCCCTTCATGCGAGAGCAGAATGACTTACGACGCTTTGCTGCTTTTGAACCTGGCTTTAACTTTGATGGTTCAGTTGTAACAGCGGTCTTTAGTTTTGAGCCTGGATTTTCCCGACGATAGGACTCAACACCTTTACGGTTTAGTCCACCCTCTGGATCTTTTCCCTCTTTGCGTTGCCATGCGGCAGACTTCTCATCTAGTTGAACTTGCTCTTCCATTGACTTAGCCAATTTAACAATTTCTTTTGCTGCTTTTTCATCATGAGCAAAATGTTTCTTTACTTTCTTTGGATCTTTGCTTCCAACATGGGAAGCGACTGCTTGTACTATTGCATCCTTTTGTTCATTCATTCCAGAGGATTGCATTCTGTGTTGCTGTCCCTGCATGTAATTACGAACAGATGAAATATAATCGGCAGCCTTAGTGATCTTGGATTGAACCCATGCTTCTAGTTCTGTCTTTTCTTCGATCTGATTTAGGAGATCTTGTGCATTAGAAATGATGGCTTGTAATTCACCACGGGCCATATCTCCCTCATAATCGCCTTCGACACCGCTAGATGTCATTGCTGCTTCTTTCATGATACCACGAATAATAGTCTCTGGGTTCTTCATAGGGTTCTCCTAATTTATGTAGGAATGCTACATATTTTAATGAAGCACTTTACTCAATACCTATCGGAAGCAGCATCCGACTTAACTCTTCAGTATCACGACACCCTGAACAATAAGTTTTGGAAAGGTACTGAACTGAAGCCAATGGTTCGAAAGAAACTATTGGAGATCGGTACTGCATGGGCAAAGTGGGCAAACATTCCAGAGAAAGCAATCAAGGACATCGTATTTGTTGGTGGTAATGCTAACTACAATTACACCGATCACTCTGATGTAGATGTCCATGTAATTGTTGACAGAGAACAACTTCCCGACTGCCCAGAACTCATTGACGATTACTTCCAAGATAAGAAGGAACTCTGGAGCCTAACACACAATATCAAAGTGTTCGGACACGATGTAGAACTTTACGCACAGGATAAAGATGCAAAGTTCCCAAAGAATCAAGGTGTCTTCAGTCTAAAGAACAACAAGTGGATCATTCAGCCAAAGCATCACGAAGTAGATCTTGAGAATCCACATATTCTGAAGAAAGTCAAGGAATACTCTGGCAAGATTCAGAATTTGATTTCTACAAATGCCAGTGATGAATCGTTCAAGCAAATGAAGAACAAGATCAAGAATATGCGAGCATCAGCCATTCAGAAGTCTGGCGAGTTTGCTTTCGAGAATCTTGTATTCAAAGAGTTGCGTAATACTGGCGTGCTTGACAAGATGAACGAATACATCCGTACAAGACAAGACGAAAAACTCAGCCTTTGATGTGTTTG